CTTTCTTAACCTCTTGATGAGGAATAACAACATGGCCTGAGGCTTCTAGCTTCTTGATGCCACCATGGACATTGTTGATTTGACGAAGGCTTAGAGGTTCACTTGTGACCTGATAGCCGTCTTTTTTGATGTGATAGAGAGGTCCACCGGTTGAATCAATGGCCTTGATTAGCTCATTGATTTTACGGATGTTTTGAATAATTTTAAATTCAAGAGCCTGAGTAATTAGTTCATCAGCAGTGAAATTAGGAACAGAAGTTTTAAGACCGGCCGCGGAAGCAATCTCATTAGCTTTACGGAGGTTCTCACTAATTTTTTCAGCTTGTGCACGACGAGTGATATGGCGGAAAGATGGGACATCTGTTTTTGCCAAGTGCATTACGGATTTGATAAGGAGAAGATCTTGTCCCCAATTAGAGCTACTCTTCTCGAGCCCTAATGGCTCTACGAGAGTAGCATTATTCGCAGGAGTGAATGTGAGGGCGATGGAGTGAATCTTTGTGCGAGCTAGAAGACGTTCATCACCGATACCGCGTGCAAGTACGCCGCCCTCTACTGAGGCTTTAAGCTTCAGCGGGCTGTCTGCTTTGTGAATATTTCTTAGGATAGCTGCGGCGGCGCGAGCATTAGGGTGATCGTCATCGTCATATAGAATGCCTTTAGCGTATACATACGGAGCTTTGACCTTTTCCCAGTAATAACGCTGCCTATCGTCGTCACAATCTTCAAGCTTGAAGATCTTTTTTGCAAAAGTAACTCTACCTATTGAATTAAAGAATCCTTTTCCATGATTGTCATTCCAACGACCATTGCCGTTCTGCAAGTCAGAAATATCTGCGCCTTCGACACTAAGCATTTCACCTTGAGTATCTCTAAGCTGACTTCCAGCAATACAATCAATTTCTAATGGTTTTTTAGACATTCAACTCACCACTGTTAATTCGCTGCCTAAACTCTTCAAACTGATTTTTTGTATTATCACCACGACCGTAAAGATCATGAAAAAGCTTATGCACATCCTCATGCAATGTTATCACATTAGAATAGTCAAGTGCTTTTTCCAAAGCAATATTCATACCCTCTATATGATGAACATTTAGGGCACCCTGACGATTAGACAATTGACAAGCAAACCCATCTCTAACCATCACTTTTCTAACGAAATCCCTATACTCTAGGGAATCCCTCAACTTATGTATTTCGCTTTTCTCATAAAATCCAGGCCACCTATCTGCGCTAACACCATATTGAGACATGCTGAGTGATTTTCTATGATCTTCAGAAAATCTCTTACCTATTTTAGCTTCAGAGATTTTATCTCCCCAAGTGATCTTACGACCTTTAGGGGACGTGTTATATGCGCCTGTCTCGGCTACACACTTATAACATTTTTGATGGCGACGTGACCAGCGAATCTCTCGCCGACCATGAGAACACTCAACTACAACTTTAATATTGGAGTTTTCTTTAAGGCAAGATAGGGGGCAAGATTTGCCCCTTATTAAAACATGTGTGCTAATTACCTTATTCATAACACAATTGTATCATGGATAAGGCTCAATCGTCACTCGTGCAACAGGGATCTTTCTTACCACAGCATGGTTCTGGCTCGTTAGTGGCAGAAGTACAAGTCACTGTGTAAGTCGGCGCGGGTTGACCACACACTGTACATGGGGGTGGAACTGTGCCATGCCAGATAAGTGGATAAGTACAGCCACTGAATTTACATGGTGAATTCCACACACTAGGAAGACGCACTTCTTCAAGCCGACCTGGACCGATAGGCTGGAATGGATCATATTGCTTGCGATTCTCTAGATCGCGGACTCGCTTCTCTAGATCGACGATAAGTTTTAGTAGTTCACTCTTTTTCATAGAAACTCCAAATGGAAAAGCCCCACTCGGATTTTACCCGAATGAGGCTTATAAAGGGACACTATCGATCTACGAGGGGATATCCCACTCGGGGTCCGGATCCCTATCCGTCATGATTTGTTCACCGTTTGCTGTATCGATGATTTCCTTGAAACCAGGCGACTCTCGCATAGACTGCAGAGCTCGCTTTTCCGTCTTCTTGACGGTTTCGATAGATAGATTGCAAAAGTGAGCAATTTCCATCTCAGAAAGAGGTTTATCGTCTGGAGTAAATTCACTAATGAACTTAAAGAAACAATAATTCGCCAACTGGTGGTTCACTGCCCATGGACAGCCAGGAAGAAGAGCTTCCTCTTCTTCAGACAGCTCTCTGCCGGCATGGCGAAGAGCTTTGAGTCTCTGAACCGCTAGAGGACAAAACGAGCCCGGAGTCTGCGCTAGCTGACGTGGGCACCGTTTATCCATTGGCTTATTACTGTTGTGCTCCATCGGCCGCAACTTCCTGTAGTGGGGCCGGAACAGTGCGAACACCTAGGACGGTGATGCTATGCTTCGTGCCGTTGATGTCGGCCTCTACAACGTCTCCAACCTTTTTACCAGTTAGATCTGCGCGGAGCTGTGGGAATCCGATTTCTTCCATAACAAGCTTAGAGCGGAGAATACCACCGTTGGCGCCACCGTCTACTTTAGACGTGAGGATAATAACTGAGTTATCAGCCACTACTTCAGCTACGGTGTAGCCTTTCTCTGCGTCTTCTTTAGCAGAGGTTTCGTCGAAGTCTTTGACCTGGAGCTCTTCAGCTCGTTTAGCAATATCTTCTAGCTTGAGGCCAAGAAGTTCTTGAACTGCTAGGGTTCGATACTGTAGTTCACGCTGGCGGGTTGCTAGCTCGCCAACATCCTTGGCCATCGGAGATACCGAGCCGCCGATCTGTTGGATGAGCATCTGAGTTACACGACCCGCCATCTCAATGTTGGCAACTCGCTTCTCAAGTTCCTGGGAGCGCTGTAGTTTAGTCTTGTTACCGCGTAGAGTCATTTCTTTACCTCTTTTTCTTTGAGCCGTTGGCAGAATACTTTAAGTACGTGTATTTCTTCCTCAGATAATGATACCTTGTTAGGTTTCTCGCTGAAGATATTACTTAATTGGTTTTTGAGGAAGGCTTTGATGTCTTCTTCGAGCTTGTCAAACGCCCCGCCTTTTGGTTTAATGATGCGTTTAGAGAGGACATCTTTGATGGCGTTTGCCTTCTCCAGTTTGTCGAGCTCGCTTTCTTCCGAAGTTTTACCAACAACACTAAGGATAGTGACAGGAATAGTAGCTTCCAATGGTCCCACCTTGTTAGCTGCTTCTTGTTTGTTAGGGGCACTATCTTGTTTAGGAGCTTCTGTTTTAGCTGCGAGATTGACATAGTCTTTAAGCTCACGAGGTTGGAAGCCGTACTTGTGAGCCATCTTGTTAAAGAGCTGACCCGCCAAGCGGAACTGGTTATTATTAAGTGGCTCTTTGTTATCGACACAGCGCTTCCAGTGAGCTGCAGTATCTGGATCTATCATCAAAATACGCTCAACAGTATTGCGCTCTTCGAACTCACGCAGCATTTCGACATCATCTTCAGATAGTTGCGATTCACGCCCATAGACATATGGCCAAACAGCTTCACCATAGATACTACGATCGAAGATGACGTCCTTCATATCATGCTGCATATACATCTCTAGAATGTCATCGGCATATGAAGGTCCAGCGTAGCCAGGTTCTTTGTACTTCTTGGCTGGCGCAGTGAAATGAACGTGCTCGAACCCTTTCTTTTTGTATAGCTCAGAAACTGACGATTTGCCAGTCCGATCTATACCCTCTAGAATAATCCAAGCCATAGTTTTTCCTCAAATAAAAAACGTGATGTTTCCATCACGTTGATTATACAATTTTGTATCAATTCTGCTCTATTATTCGTCCGCGGTGTCCGAATTGATGGGGTTAGCAACACCACCAATCGGTTTGGTGCCGGCAGCAAACTGCTTAGCTGAATCTTTTAGAGATTCATGAGCTACTTCAGCATGAGCGGCTCTAGCCTTCATCTGATCTTGCTCAGAATTGTGAGCCTCTTGCTCGCGCTGATGCTGACCAGCTTCAAGTTCACCTTGTTGTTGCTGAGCAGCGGCTTGTTGCTTCATCTGTTCAGCGGCCATTTTATCTTGAGCCTTGGAGCGATCCATAGTTAGGAGTAGTTGCTGCCAGGCCATAAAGATGGTGTCTTGTGGGAAGTATGCGAGTTCACGCTTACCAAGAGCTTCCTTATCGCCAAAGAACGTGGCACGAATCTCACCCTTGGTCATGTTCTTCTCCACCAGCTGCCAGAACGTTTGGTTCAAAGGCAGATCGGCAATCTCATGACGCATGGTCTCTTTACCAGCAGCACGAAGAAGATCGTTCATAGTGGAATGAACTGTCATCTCTGCCTGAAGTTGAGCTACCTGAACTTGAGGACTATCTTCGTCATAGCCGGTAAACTTAAATTCGTATTTCCTTGCTAGCTCTTTATCAAGAGCAGGCAAGATACTGGAGTTGACCATATCTTCAAACATCATCAAGATGGGGATAAGGCCACGCTCTCGCGAGTAGTTAATCTTGTACTCGTTGTTCGCTTGTTGACCAGTAGAACGACCAGTACCAGAAATTAGATAGTCAAGACCAAGTTCAACAGGGTCAATCTGGAATTGCGAACACAACGCACGCATAAGGTGGTTGTTGTAGTTTAGATATTCCATCTCTTTAGCAGAGCCAGAAAGAGGAACCCACTGCACTTCATCTAGGCCGGCAATAATAGGTGTACGCCAGGCATTCTGTGTGCCAGTGATAGTGTTATAGAACTGACGACGGAACGCGGTCATCTGAGACTGCGTTACCGTACCCTTTAGGTGAAGAATACCCCTAGCAGCATAACCATGAGTAAAAAAGTTAGAGTTGTAGTTTTCAACATTCAAGTGGTTAGTAATGTTGATGATGGCTAGCTCGAGAGGCGAGTAGCAGTAGCCCATAGAATCCGCAAAGTTTTGTGGATTGAACAGCTTGAACACCATATCTTCGTCGCCGAAAGCAGCAAGGACACGGTTGTCGTAGGACATCTGTACGTAGCGGTAGTACTCGATATCAGGTTCGTTAAATACTTGCTTCTCTTCTGGGTTGTTTCCACCAGCCGATGCATGCTTCATTTTATAGGTGACACGAGCCTGGTCTATCTCCTTCTTGATTACATCGCGGTTTGTCTTAGGGTTAATAAGATAAACGGACTCAGCAGGAAGTGGCCTGAAGCGGTGTAGGCTCTGGCGGCGCGTCAAGATCTTTTCCACAGCAATATGGCCGAAGGT